GTCAGCCGGCGCAGTCACAGTAACTGGCTGGCCGACGACGAAGCCTATCAGGTCGCCTTTGCCGACGCCCGTGAGATCGCGGTGGACCGGCTCGAGGACGAAGCGCGGCGGCGCGCCTACGACGGCGAGCTGGAGCCGGTGTTCCAAGGCGGGCGGTTGGTCGGATGGAAAGCGGTTAAGGACACAACGCTGTTGATCTTCCTGCTCAAGGCGCTGCGTCCGGACAAGTATCGCGAACGGTTCGAACATCTGCACGAGGGCACGATCACGCTCCTCGACGCGCTCGCCGGCGAGAAGGTGAGCCCGAAGGACACGGCATGACGGCGCTGCAACATGCGCACGAGAAGCTGATGCGGTGGAAAGCCGATCCGGTCGCGATGGTGCGCGAGGAGTTCGGCGCGGAGCCGGACGCTTGGCAAGCCGAGGCGCTGCAGGGGTTCGCCAAGCCGGAGAACGAGCGAATCGCGCTGAAGGCCTGCAAGGGCCCGGGCAAAACTGCGGTCCTGGCGTGGATGATGCTGAATTTCCTTGCGACGCGGCCGCACGCGCGGGTCGGCGCGACGTCGATCACCGGCGACAACCTCAACACGAATCTCTGGCCGGAGCTGGCGAAGTGGATGGGGACGTCCCGGTTCTTCAGCGAATTCTTCGAGTGGACCAATTCCCGGGTCTCGTATCGGCACTTTCCGAAGACCTGGTTCGCCGTCGCACGGGCGTGGCCCAAGCAAGCGGACGCCGAACAGCAGGCGCTCGCGCTGGCCGGGATTCACGCCGAGTATGTCCTGTTCGTGCTGGACGAAAGCGGCGGCATCCCGCAGGCGGTGATGACGACGGCCGAGGCCGTGCTCGCTACAGGGAAAGAAACGAAAATCGTGCAGGCGGGGAATCCGACGCACACTACGGGCCCGCTCTATCGCGCGTGCACGACCGACCGCCACCTGTGGGTCCTCATCAGCGTCACGGGCGACCCCGACAATCCGCAACGCTCGCCGCGCATCAAGCTCGACTGGGCGAAGCAACAGATCGCGAGCTACGGCCGCGAGAACCCATGGGTCATGGTGAACGTGCTCGGCCAGTTCCCACCGACCAGCCTCAACGCGCTGCTCGGCGTCGACGAAGTCGAACGGGCCATGCGCCGGCACCTGCGCTCAGACGCCTACGACTGGGCCCAGAAGCGGCTCGGAGTGGACGTCGCGCGGTTCGGGGACGATCGGACGGTCATCTTCCCGCGGCAGGGTCTGGCGGCGTTCCGGCCCGTGGTGATGCGCGTGGCTCGCACCACGGATATCGCGGCGCGGGTGGCGAAAGGCATCGTCGAGTGGGGTGCCGAGCTGACGCTCGTCGACGACACGGGCCATTGGGGACACGGCGTCGTCGACAACCTGATCGCGGCCGGCTATGCGGTCATTCCGATCATCGCGAGCGATCCGGCAATCGACCGCCGCTATCGGAACCGCCGTGCGGAGATGTGGCTGGAGATGGCGACCTGGGTGAAGGGGGGCGGCGCGCTGCCGAACATGCCGGAGCTCGTCGGGGAGCTGACGGAGCCGACCTACACCTTCATCGGCGGCAAGTTCGTCCTGGAGGACAAGGACCAGGTCAAGCAGCGGCTCGGGCGATCGCCGGACCTCGCGGACGGGTTGGCAGAGACCTTCGCGGTGCCCGAGCAACCGAGCCAGGTCCTTGCGAAGCTCAAGGGTCGGCAGACGACGCTGCACGACTTCGACCCATTCGCGACGGGCGAGGGCCGCGTCGAACACGAGTTCAATCCGTTCGAGGTGCGGTGATAACAATGGAAGGACCGGACGTCTTCAGCACGAGGAGTGGCCCAATGAACGCCACGGCGCGGCTCATGGAATGGTACGGGTCGCTCCCGCTGGGTGTGCGGGTGAGGGCGATTCGAGTCCCAGCACGATGGTGGGATCGACTCTTCTACGAGGCGCTCTACTGGGGGTCTCCGCTTTCATACGACGGTTGGCACAGACCGCACGAGCAACGATTGATGTTCTATGGCATTCCCGTATGGCCGATGTCTGAGGGCTGAAATGGGTTGGGCGGAGCGCCGCAGCCGGCGCCTGTGGAGGCTGATGCGGGGGTTGGAATGGTGGAATCGATTGCGTGTGTTCGTCGCGTTTGGGAACGTCGAGCGGCGTCCGAGGCCTCTGCGCGGGCGCCAAGGGCTGTGGTGGCTGCTCACCGGGCACCGGCGATCGGCGAGGAACTCGCGATGATCGTGCGCCGCGCGCACCTCGAGGACGTCCCGCGCATCGTGGAGATGGCCCGGCATTTCGTCGAGCAGACGCGATACGGCCAGCTGCTCGCGCCCTTCGACGGCGACCGCATGGTGGCGCTGGCCGCGCGCGTCCTGGACCTCGGGGCGATCTTCGTGGCAGACGTGGACGGGCAGCTCGAAGGCATGCTGGCGGTCGTCGCGCTGGAGCATCCGTTCACGGGCGAGCGGTACGCGGACGAATTGGCCTGGTGGGTGGAGCCCGGGCATCGCCAGACGACGATCGGCCCGCGACTGATGGCGGCGCTGGAAGCCTGGGCAGTTACCCGCCACCTGGCGTTCGTGAAGATGGTCGCGCCTGCAGAGACGGAGGTCGGCGGCTACTACGAGCTCCAGGGCTATGAAGCGGTGGAAACCGCGTACTTCAAGAGGCTGCACTGATGGCTGCATTTTCAACGCTCGCGCTGCTCCTCGCCGGCGCGATTGCCGGCGGCGTCGCGGCCTCGAAGCTCGGCGGGAACAGACCGGCCACGCCCGTCCCGGCGGGTTCACGGCGGGCGCCGGCTGGCGCAGCGACAGGTCAGGCGAAACCCCGGACCGCGCCAACGGCGACGCCCGGGATTCCGACCCCGCCGGATGCGCTGAAGGCGGCGTCGGCGAACACGGCCGCGGCTGCCGCGGCAGGCCTCCGGATGCGACGTCGTGCGGCCGCTGGCTCGGCCGGCCGCATCTCGGTTGGGAAACCGTCGCTGTTGCAACAGACGATTCGCGCGAGCGAAATCCCTCGCACGCTGCTCGGGAGCTGACGATGGTCTTCACAAGAAAACGACTCGCTGTGTGCGCTGCCGTAGCGGTGGCGGTCGCCGTGCTCGCGTCAAGAGTGGACCCGGCACCGCTGATGTACTGGGTGCGCGGGCATCTGACGATCACGGGCAACCTGATCGTGCGCGGACTCACGACCGGCGATCCGACGAGTGGCTACCGCATCGTGATGGCGACGCCTGCCGCGCCGACGGTCGTGGCCTCGCAACTGGGGACAGACCTGGCTGCCGGGACGTACAAGATCACCGTCGTCGCGCTCGACCCCGGGGGCGGTGTCACCTTGTACCCGACGCCCGTGGATTGTGTCATCACCGCTGGCGGCGCGGGACGCTGCGCGGTCACGTACGCCTGGCCGACCGGGGCGGTGAGCGTGCGGATCTATACGAGTGCTGCCGGCGGGGCGACACCGGACCGCTATTTCGCGACGACCAAGGCCACGCTCTACAACCTTGACACCTTGACGGGCGCAACCGTCGCGGCGCTTCCGACGGCTGCGACGGCCTATCGCATGCTGGTCGGGAGCGGGAACACGACAAACTGGTTCGGCCTGCCGATTCTGACGACGGTCCCGAACATCGGCTCGACGACCACCCCTGGGTACACCCTTCAGAATCCCACCGCGGCCGCGGCCGGCGCGCAGCAGTACTCCCCCGGCTTCTCGCAGATCGGGCAAGGCTGGTCTACGGCTGGTGCGGGTGCCTCGATGCCCGTCGAGACGCGGTGGGAACTGCGGCCGGTGCAGGGAGCGGCGGCACCGACTTACAACTACGTCCTGATGGGACGGGTGAACAATGGAGGGTGGGCTGACATTGTCACAATTGGGTCTAGTGGCAACCTTAGTGCGTCTGGGTATCTAGCGGCTGTGGGGAACATATATCTTTCAACGGGCGCGAACGGACTCATCCTTGGGTCTTACGGGCGTTTTAGCTCAGTAGGAGCGGACGGATTAGTCTATCTAGCAAACAACGCACAGACCGCTGGCATCCGTTTCCAATTCGCCGCTCTCCCGACCATCGCCTCGGGCTTCTGCGTGGCCGGTGGGACGAACGTCGTCGCCACGGGTTCAACTGACAGCGCCGGCCGGGTCACGGTGGGCACCTGCGTGGCGGAGACCTCCGGGGTCGTGAACTTCGCAACAGCGTGGAGTGCCACAGGCCCGATTACCTGCCTCGCGCAAAACGAATCGACACCAGCAAACAACGTGAAGGCCCTGCCGAACGCCTTGACGGGGGCGGTATCGATGACGTTGTCACAGGCGAACGCGTTTGTCACGGGGGATGTCATCAAGTGGATGTGCATGGGGCCGAAGTAAGACTAGGAGGCCGGAATGTTTCAACGATGGACGCTCAAGCAAGTCATGATTCGCGCGACACTACTCGCTGCGCTCATTCTCGGCTCGGTCACGTTCGGGTTTGTCATGGGCACCGACGTGGCGAGTGCCGCGGCGCAGGAGCGCGCGACGCTGACGACGCCGGCCGTGTCCTCGACGACGATCTCGCACTACGAGATCACGGGCCTGGTTCTCCAGCGCGGGACGTCGGCCCAACCGACCTGGCGGTTCGTCATCTGGTACGCCGACAACCTTGGGAATGTCTTCAGCGACGAGCACGTCGATGCTGAAGCCGCGACCCTCATCAAGGCGCTGAACAAAGCCAACCTGTCGACGAAGTCGCTGGAACGCCGCGCGCTGGAACATCTCGTGGCTGAGGGCAAGATCCCGGCGGCCAGCATCACTGGGGTGCCGCAGTAAGCGGGCATCATGATTCGAAAGACGCGCGGCGGAAAGTTCGTCGTCGTCTCCCATAAGGGCAAACGACTGTCGAGGCCGCTGTCGCACGCGGCGGCCGTGAAACGGCTCAGGCAGGTCGAGTGGTTCAAACACCATAAGGGCTGACCACATGGCAGGCATCCTCTCTGCGGGGCTCGACAGGGGGCCGAGGAGCAAGCGGGAGCGGTATCAGCAGCTCCGGGCCGCGCTGTGGTCTGACCGGGCGAGTTTCGACACGCACTGGCGCGAGCTCGGAGATTTCCTGCTGCCCCGGCGGACGCGATTCTGGCCGGGCGATCGCAACCGAGGCGACAAGCGGAATCAGAACATCATCGACTCGACAGGCCGGTTCGCGGCGCGGACGCTGCAATCTGGCCTGCACGCCGGCCTCACCTCGCCGGCGCGGCCCTGGTTCAAACTCACCACGCCGGACCCGACCTTGGCCGAGCACCAGTCCGTCAAGGAGTGGCTCCATCTGGTGACGCAGCGCATGCAGGTCGTGTTCGCGGCGACGAACCTCTACAACGTCCTCCCGATCATCTACGGCGATATGGGCGTCTTCGGCACCTCCGCGATGAGCGTGCTCG